GGTAATATCAACGAAGTTAGTGGACTAACGACAAGAACTTCTAGTGTTTCGTGGATAAAAGATAAAAATATTTGTCAAAGAGTATTTTCTGTGATGAAAAAACAGGCAGAACAATTTTCATCTTTACATTTGGATAATATAGAACCATTACAGTATTCAGAATATAGAAATGACCAAGAGTATGGTTGGCACAAAGATGTAAGGAATATTCCCTATACTGATGGTAGAATTAGAAAACTATCGTTTTCAATATTTTTAAATGATGATTATGAGGGTGGAGAGTTTGACTTAGAAATTTATAGCCCTGATACATCACCTAGATATTTGGAAGTAAAAAAACAAAATAATGCGAATTGTATAATATTCAATTCTGACATGTGGCACAGAGTAAGACCTGTGACATCTGGTGTAAAAAAAAGTATTGTTGGGTGGATGTTAGGCCCTATGGTTAAATAAAATATTATGAAAATATCAAAGATAAATGAAGTGTATCTTGAGTGTGATGTGAATGAGGACTTGGCTAGAGAGTTGTCAGACTATTTTACGTTTGAAGTGCCTGGCGCCAAGTTTATGCCGCAATATAGAAATCGTATGTGGGATGGAAAGATAAGATTGTTCTCTCCACGCAATGGAAGAATTTATACAGGACTATTACCCTACATAAAAGAATATTGCGATAAGAAGTCAATACCATATACAATATTAGAAGGAGTAGAAGATAGCAAAGTTATAGATCGTCAAAAAGTTGAAGATTTTGCTATATCATTACGGCCAACCTCTAAAGGGAAACCTATTGAATTTAGAGACTATCAAATTGATGCCATTCATCATGCTCTATCAACAAATCGTTGCCTTCTTTTGTCACCTACTGCTTCAGGTAAGTCACTCATAATCTACACACTTGTTAGGTATTATAACCTGATGGGATTAAAAATGCTTATCCTAGTTCCAACAACTTCTTTGGTTGAACAACTGACTTCTGATTTTGTCGATTATGGATGGAGTGAAAGAAATATTCACAAGGTTTATGCAGGACAAGACAAGACACACAAAACAAAACCTGTTATTATTTCAACATGGCAGTCTGTATATAAAATGCAAAGTCCATACTTTTCACAATTTGGTTGTATCATTGGAGATGAAGCTCACACGTTCAAGGCAAAATCACTTACTGATATTATGGTTCGCAGTAGAGATGTAAAATATAGATTTGGACTAACAGGAACACTAGACGGAACACAGACACACAGATTAGTATTGGAAGGTTTATTTGGTAAAGTAAAAAAAGTTATTACCACAAAAGAGTTGATGGATAGTAAAACTGTTGCACAACTTAATATTGATTGTGTTGTTCTAAGACATACAGAAGAAGAATCACAAAGAGTAAAACACTACACTTACGCTGAAGAAATAAACTATCTTGTATCACATCTAAAAAGAAATAAGTTTATTGAAAATCTCTGTAGCTCTATTAACGGAAATACATTATTACTTTTTCAACTAGTAGAGAAACATGGTTCTATATTATACGAACAGATAAATAAGTTAGACAGAAAAGTATTTTTTGTATATGGTGGAACAACAACAAATACAAGAGAAGAAATAAGAGCTATTGCAGAAAAAGAGAAAAACGCTATTATTGTTGCATCTTATGGTACTTTTTCTACTGGTATTAATATTCGTAATATTCACAATATCGTATTTGCTTCACCATCGAAAAGTAGAGTTAGAGTTTTACAATCTATCGGTAGAGGACTTAGACAATCAGAATCTAAATCAAGTGTTCGTTTGTTTGATATTGCTGATAACATGACATACAAATCAAATTCGCCAAACTTTACATACAGACATTTTAAACAAAGATTAAAGATTTACAAAGAAGAACAATTTGAATTTAAGGTCAATAAAGTTACATTATGATATATATAAATATAAGTGAGAAAAGGATAAAATAATGTCATACCAAGTTATAAAATTATCTAATGGCGAAGACATTGTTTGTGAAGTTTTAGAAATAAAAGACACACAAATAAATATATCTGAACCATTAAAAATGGAAACTATTAATAAAGTTACAGACAATGGGGCATCTGAATCCTTAGCTTTAGGAAGGTGGTTGCAACCATATTCTGATGAAAACATATTTCAAATAGAAAGAAACTCAATTGTAATTATGACTCCAGCGAGTATTGGTCTTATAAAATATTATGAATATGTTATGACAACTATTGAAAGAATGGAACTAAGCAGTGTTGAAGCAACTGATAAAGACCTTGAATCTATAGTAGAACAAGAAATATATGATGAAGATTTAAATTTAGATGAAGTAATTGCTTCATTTAAAAAGTCTAATGTCAATGTATATCACTAAGCTTTATATCTAAAAGAGGACAAGTCCTATTATACATATAGTTCGATGTATTGTCAATAGGTAAATAAAAATTTCTTGTATTATTTAGCTAAATTAATCTAATTAAAAACAATAATCTACTTGACATTACAACTATTTTCGTGTAGAATGGTTACTAATAATATGAAAAGGAATTTACTATGGCAACAAAGAAAGTAAAAGGTGCTCATTACGTTGACAACAAAGTCTTTCATCAAGCGATGATTGATTGGAAAGAAGAATGTCGTGAAGCAGAAGAAATGGGTGAACCCAAACCCAGAGTAACAGAATACATAGGCGAGTGCTTTCTAAAGATTGCAAATGGCTTATCGTATAGACCTAATTTTATTAACTATACATATCGTCAAGAAATGATTTCAGATGGTATAGAAAATTGTCTGCAATATATTCATAACTTTAATCCAGAGAAATCTAAAAATCCTTTTTCTTATTTTACTCAAATTATTTACTATGCATTTCTTCGTAGGATTCAAAAAGAGAAAAAGCAAACTCATGTAAAACACATGTTGATTCAATCACAAGAGTTTATACAGAGTGTTAATAATGAAGGTGACGATACAATATATCCTATTGAGGGTGGGTTTGACCCACACATAATGGTGCCTGACGAAGCTGTGTATAAACCCAAAAAGAAAGACGCTGTAGAAAAATTACCTAAAGGATTAGAAAGCTTTATGGAGGATAATAAGTGCGAGTAGCAATTATTACTGACACACACTTCGGAGCGAGAAATGATAATCAAAATTTTAGTGAATACTTTTTTAAATTTTATGAAGAACATTTTTTTCCATATCTAAAAGAAAATAATATTACACACTGCCTTCACTTAGGCGACATTATGGATAGACGAAAGTTTGTTTCATATAGAACCGCAAAGAATTTCAGAGAAAGGTTTATCAAACCATTTTCGGACTTAGGTATTCAACTTCATATTCTTGTTGGAAACCACGATACCTATTTTAAAAATACTAATGAAGTAAACTCAATAACAGAACTGATTGGCACAAGATATGATAATGTACATATCTATCCAGAAGCAAAAGAAATTGAACTTGATGGATTACCTGTTATGTTAGTGCCATGGATTAATGCGTCTAATCATGCTAAAACTATGTCTGCTATGGACAAATCAAAAGCAGACATTTTAATGGGCCACCTTGAAGTTCAAGGTTTTGAAATGAATAAAGGAGTACGTTGCGAAAATGGATATGCTAAGGATTTGTTTAGAAAGTTTGATACAGTTTTTAGTGGTCATTTCCACATTAAATCCGATGATGGTCATATTTATTATCTCGGCAACCCATATGAAATATATTGGAATGATTGTGGAGATAAAAGAGGATTTCATATCTTTGATACTGAAACACGACAACTAGATCGTATCATAAATCCTTTAACAATATTTAAGAAAATATATTATGATGACACCACCACTAATTACAAAGACCACGACATTACTCAATACAAAGACAATTATGTCAAAGTGATTGTTGTTAATAAAAAAGATTTGTATCAGTTTGACCAATTTGTTGATAAGTTGCTTCGAGCAGATTGTTTTGAAGTCAAAGTCATAGAGGACTTTTCAGACTTAGACGCAAATACAGTATCAGACGATATTGTTGAAAACACACAAGATACAATGACAATTCTAAATCTGTATATTGATGATATAGAAACTTCTTTAGACAAAGGAAGACTTAAAAATTTACAGAGACAAATTTATATGGAAGCTCAAGACCTACAAATATGATTAATTTTAAGTATGTGAGATTTAAGAATTTCTTAAGCACTGGCAATCAATTTACAGAAATACAATTAGATAGAAACCCAACAACACTTATCATTGGTGAAAATGGTGCAGGAAAATCTACTGTCCTTGATGCATTATGTTTTGGATTATTTGGTAAACCATTTCGTTCTATTAGTAAAAATCAATTGGTAAACTCTATCAACAATTCAGCTGCAATTGTGGAAGTTGAGTTTTCTATTGGTTCAATAAAATATAAAGTTATTCGTGGTATTAAACCAAATAAATTTGAGATTTACAAGAATGGTAAAATGATTAACCAAGAAGCAAATGCTCGTGATTACCAGAAGATTTTAGAACAACAGATTCTAAAACTAAACTATGGTTCTTTCACACAGGTAGTTATTCTCGGTAGTTCAACATTTATACCATTTATGCAATTAAAGGCTAGACATCGTAGAGAAGTTGTTGAGGAAATACTTGACATACAAATCTTCTCCACAATGAATATGATTCTAAAACAAAAACTAAAAACTGTGTTTGATGATATTCGTGATATTGAATATCAATTTAACTTAGAAACAGAAAAGGTCAGTTTACAAGAAAATCTTATATCTGATTTACAAGACAATAAAGATAAGATTATCAAACAAAAACAAGATTTGATTAACAACAATGAAGAAGAAATATTTAAGAGAAATAAAGAAAAAACTGATTTGCAACTTTTAGATGAAAAATTATTAAAAACAATATCAGATAAGGCTTCTGCTGAAACTAAACTTTCTAAACTAAAAGAAATAAAAGCTACACTAAATGAGAAACACAAATCACATTCGGAAATGATTGAGTTCTTTGAAACTAATGAAGACTGCCCTACCTGTCAACAACATATTGATGAAGTTTTTAAAGAAGGTATTGTCACATCTAAAAGGTCTGATATTGAAGAACTACAATTTGGTATGGGTAAATTAAAAGAAGAATTAACCAAAGCTTCTAATAGAACAAATGAGATTAAAAACATTACTAGTGATATTAGAAGTAACTCTGTTAAACTTGCAACAATACAACAATCTATTGTAGAACTAGAAAAGTTTAATGCTAAACTTCAAACAGAGATTGAACACTTTGTCAAAGATGGTGTTGGTCAATCAGACCTCGATAAACTTGAAGAATTAAATAAAAATGTAAAAGTGATTGGTAATCGCAGGACTGAACTAAAAGAAGATAAAACTTATTTTGAAGCATCAAAAAGTATGTTGATGGATACTGGCATTAAGACTAAAATCATTAAACAATATCTGCCAGTTATGAATAAGTTGATTAACAAGTATCTAACATCAATGGAATTTTATGTTAACTTTACACTAGATGAAAACTTTGAAGAAACAATAAAGTCAAGACATCGTGATGAGTTTTCTTATGCATCATTTAGTGAAGGTGAGAAAATGAGAATTGACCTTGCACTACTCTTTACTTGGAGAGCTATTGCAAAGATGAAAAATTCAACGAATACAAATCTACTTATCTTAGATGAGATATTCGATAGTTCACTTGATGGAACAGGAACAGATGAGTTTCTAAAAATATTGGGAACTCTGAATGATGAAAATGTATTTGTAATATCACACAAACAAGATGCACTTGCTGATAAATTTAGAAGCACAATTAAATTTATTAAAGAGAAAAATTTTAGCCATATAAAGGAATAAATAATGTTACTGATTAACGGAGATTGCATTGAAGAAATGCAGAAACTAATTGATGATGGTGTACAAGTGGATTCAGTTGTTACTGACCCACCATATCACTTGACATCTATTGTAAAACGATTTGGTAAAGAAGATTCTGCACCAGCACAGTTTGGAACAGATGGTGCATATGCAAGAGCATCAAAAGGTTTTATGGGTAAAGAGTGGGATGGTGGAGATATTGCATTTAGACCAGAAACTTGGGAACTTGCATTGAAACTATTGAAGCCAGGTGGTCATCTACTTGGATTTTCTGCTTCTCGTAATTACCACAGAATGGCTGTTGCAATCGAAGATGCTGGATTTGAAATTCGTGACCAGATGATGTGGTTATATGGAAGTGGGTTTCCAAAGTCGCACAACATCGGAAAGGCAGTAGATGCAAAACTGGGCAATGAAAGAAAAGTAGTTGGAACTAAAAGTTGTGGATATCAGGTAAGTATTTCTAAAACTAGAAAGGAACAGGGTTATAGACCAAACGAGACAAATGCAACTACAGAGGTTGTTGTAGATAGAGGTAATACTGAACATGAAGGTTGGGGAACTGCACTCAAACCAGCACACGAGCCTATTGTGATGGCAAGAAAACCTTTGTCAGAAAAATCTATCGCAGATAATGTATTGAAACATAGAACTGGTGGTATTAATATTGATGGTTGTAGGATAGAGGGTAATGAAGCAAATGGTGCAGAAAGAAAAACTGCTAATCGTAAATCTAGAAGTGAAGATGGAGTCTGGACAGATAATAATTCTGGTATGAAACAAGAAGATAATCATTTTGCAGATGCAGACCCCAGAGGTAGATTTCCAGCAAATGTTATGCATGATGGAAGTGATGTGATTACAAAAGAGTTTCAACAAACAGGCAAGTCTGGAAGTGTTAAACCTATTGACAAACAAAAAACAAATGATGTTTTTGGTAAGTATAATGAGGTTAAAGAGTTTCAAGCATATGATGATGAGGGTTCAGCTGCAAGATTTTTCTATTGTCCTAAGACATCAAGTGCAGAGAGAAACAG